TGCCAGAAGTAGAACGGGGCACAGTTGTCAAGCGCAGAACCAACGGTCTTGGCTGTCCAGTCGGGCTTCTCAAAGCTCTCCCCAGCGGGCAATGTCTGCGTGGCTAAACTCATTAGGCTCCGGCCACAGCTCCACGGAAGGACCGACTTTCAGCGATGGCATTACTGATGATGTGGCGCAGCGTATCCTTGCGCTCAAACAGCAGCTGGTCTACGCTCGCACCGTCTACAGCCTGGATGTTGATGTTGACCTGGGTTTCCCCTGCACCACCACCCAAGTCCACAGGGATAGACTTGCCATCAGGCAAAGGCACAACAGCCTCGTTGTACTGACCTTCCCCGATGAGGGCAACGTGGGGCTTGTTGACAATCGGTCCGCCTGTGGCATAACCCTTGACAGGCATAAACCGCCCCAGCCCGCCAGCCACCGTGCCTCCGTCTGCGAAGGCTTGCATCCCCCCTAGCCCGCCCTCGACTACTCCACCATTGGCAAAGGGCAGCATTGCAGTAACCGCATTCAGGACCAGTTGCTGGATAATCATGTTTGCTATGTCCATTAGGAACTGCTTCGCAAACGCCTTGAAGGCATCCTCTGCGCTCGCAGAACCATCTACCACAGACATGATGGCGTTTGTCATCCCGTCAGCAAACCCTTGGAGTGCGCCCTTGGTCATATCCTGCATGGACTCGCTCATTGACTTTTGCTCGTCGTGCCATTGCTTTGCCCCTGCCGTCATGTCACCAAATGATTCAGACAGCCCATAGCCTGCCTCTGCTGCTGCCTCCTGCGCTGCCTGTAGATTGTTGATAGGTGCCTCAATCCTTTCAATCTGGGCCTCTAGTGCAGCTACTGCGTCGGCCTGCTCTGGGCTCACTACCTCGACCTCGGCAAGGGCTTCCATCGCAAGAGCAACCTTTTCAGCCATAGCCTCATAGTCAGTGCCGATGCCCTCGGCACCCTCCTTGATCGAGGCATAAAGGTCGTTGATGGCTGGAATGTCCTCCATTATCGCGTTTACGAAGTCGCTGCCAACTTCGCCCAGATCCTCATAGCTCGCCTCAATGAAGTCCTTGAGCATTACCTGCGTCGGACCGAGTTTGTCAGCGAGTCCGTCTAGCTCAGTAGAGATGTCAGCAAAGAGAGTGCTGCCCCCCCTCATTTCATCGCCAGCAGCCGAGAACTCGCGTAGACCGTCAGCTGCCCCCTTGGCTGCTGCTCCTGCGTCAGCGATCATCTGAGGCACAACGCCAAACTCCCCCAGCCAAGAAAGCGTGTTGCCTATACCCTCGATGAGATCAGCAAGCGTGTTGAGCAGACCCTGGAAGACGGAGATGACTACATCTTTGATGAAGATTGTGAGCGCATCTAGCCCCCTGTAGAAGAGGCCCACCAGCCGCAAGGCTCCTTCCAAGGCTGTGACCAGAGCCAAGCCGATGATCCCGACAAGCATCTTGAAGATTTCCCACGATGCAAGTGCGGCGAACTTTAGCGTTTCGAGCCCAGCAACGAAGTAATACAGAATGAGCTTGACACTATCCCACATCACGCTGAACACCTTGCCCAGCAGAGCGACACCCTGAGAGACAAGCATCACTGCCTCGTCTACGCCACCAAGTGCCTTGACAAACGTGCTGAAGTTGGCCAGCAGGTTGCCGACAGCCGGAATGATGATTTGGGTGAGGACGTTAGCGAAGAACTCAAAGCCAACCCGCACCATGTCAACCACAGCGTCCACCCCACCCATCTTCTCGATTGTGGCCTGGAGCTCAGTGATAAGGCGGGCTCCGATCTCTTCCCTGAGCCCCACGATCAGGGACTGGAGCTTTTCTGTGGAGTTGAACCAACTGTCCTGCGTGTTGATTAGGTCGCCATGAGCGTCTGAGGTCGCACCAATGATGATCTGGAGGCGAGCCATCGTCTTGTCTTGCTCACTGTAGACCCCATTGACCTTCTTTGCCCCCATCGCTAGGAGCTTTTCCTTTAGCGTGACTTCATTGATAATCACGCCGAACTTCTTAACTGTCTCATGGCTGCCGGTCATCGCAGCAGTCAGGGAATCCATGACCTCACTCGCGCTTCCAGCCTCGGGGTTGAACGAAGCCAGGTCATATGACAGGGACACCAGTGCGCCACTCATGTCCATCGCTGAGTCACGGGCTATCCCCATCGGGACAAACGTGTCTTGCAAACGAGCCATAAAGCCCATCACTTCAGTCTGGTTCCTGCCCAGGCCATCGGCAATCGCAGCTGCCATCTCTTCGGCCTCGACAGCCAGCTCTTTGAACACCGCGCCGAACTTAGACTTGGTTTCCTCAGCCATGCTGGCCGCGTCTACGAACTGCTGCCCCATCCTGATCGCAGCATACCCCACACCGGCAGCGGCTACAGAAGCAGCAGCGGCAGCTACAGCGAACGCCTTCAGGGCTACCTTTGCTGCCTTGAGCCCACTAGACAGACCCACCTTCAGCTTCTTCTTTAGGCTTGCCACTGACAGGCCCATCTTCTTCAGAGTTTGGGTCATCTCGTCCTTTAGACGGATGACATAGGTGACTTCTGAGTTACCGGCCATGTTGCTTACCCCGTGTGGCGTTCTTGCGCTGCGAAACCATGCGGTCACGTTCGCGCTTCTCCTCCTTCATGGATTCATAGCGCCCGCGCTCTGCGTCGATTATGTCACAACCCGCAACAAAGGTGCGAGACTGGTCAAGCAGCCCCCCATCTACAGGTAGCACATGCCTGCTGTCATATTGCAGATAGCACCTGAGCAGAAGGTCCACTTGCAGCTGGGTGTGGGATGGTGCGTCCTGTAGCAGTTTGGTCGGACACCTGAACATATCAACCGTGCCCACCCCCTTGCAGCGGGGGCAAGCCAGGTCTTTTCCGTGGCAGGTGCCGCAACCAATCGCGAAGACAGGGGTTTTTGATGGCTTATCGCACCCCCACTTCTTCCGCTCTCCTGAGCATTGGGGCAGCTGGCAGCGCGAGCAGTCGGGGAATCGCTTACCTGCGAACAGGTGTGCACTCTCCCCCCAGACGCGGGCCACCGCTGCCCGTATTAGTTTCCCTCTTCGGTTTTGATCTCACCCCGCTCGAGGACCACAGCCATTAGTTCTTGGCGATCCTTGGGGGCAAGACGGTCTAGGCTCACATCACTAATGTGGCGGGGGTGACCTTTGACCATCTCACACTTGACCTCGTTGCCGTCTTTGTCGCGGAAACCAGACCAGTCCCGCAGGCCGAAGCGCAGCACGGTTAGCTGATGAGTGCCTGCGCGGAAGGCCAGCTCATCTGAACCGCTGTGGGCCAGGATCATGGAGTCAGACACCGAAGCCTCCTCAGCCACGGTGAGTCCTCGAAGCTGGAAGACCGTCTGCTCGCTTTCAGGCAAGTCACGGTCACACTTCAGGACGTAGGGGAAGGTGGACTTGGGATCTAGTGCAATGGGCATGTTTTCTCCGGTATTGAGACGAGGCAACGACAGCCCTGCCGCTGCCTCGTCGGTTTAGCCTAGCCTAGCGGAACAGTAGGAAGAACTCGTTGTCAGACCCGAATGTACTTCCAGAAGGGTCGCCACCAGGTGTAATCACCGTGGAGCCGAACGTGCCGCCAGTTAGGGTGGTTGCAGAGTCAAAGATGGAAACCGAGTCGCGGTCACCGTCAGAGATCCCCGTGAATTGTCCAGAGGTTACACGGAAATCCATGCGGTTTCCAGCGGTCGAACCGACAGACCAGCGCATTCTGGCTGGGGTGCCTGCCAGGAACTCGTTCCAGAAGTCATAGTTGCCGCTTGCTAGGACAGCATCAGGGTTGAACGTGAACGTGGGGTTGCGCCCTGTGATGACAGCTGCGTGGTATCCCGTGGCGCTGTTGGTGTCCTCTCGCATGACAACATCGTTGCCCATTGAGAAGCCCATCGAGTTGAAGAGGCTCCCACCCCAGGGGGCGGCTGTGCCTACGTCAGTCCCAATCTCCATCGAGGCGTTGAGGAACGCAGGCGGGACTTCTGCGGTGTAGCTGTGATCCGTGGGCGTTGACCCGTCAGCGATAGCGTGCAGCTTGCCAGTGAAGGTGAAGTTGATGACAGCCCTGTCTCCATGCGTGAAGGCAATGTCAAAAGTGCCCTTGCACCCGCTTACGTCTACATGCTGACCGTCTCCAGTAAAGAGCCGGAAAGACAGCGCAGAGTTAGCCAGGTCAGGGTCCGTCTGGGAAGTGACAGGTGAGTAGCCAACACCAGTCCGCGTTGGGGCACCTGTGCTGCCAGCAGTCGCGGTGGCACCGCTGTGTTCCGACTTGATGGCAGTAGTGGTGAGTGCGCCACTTGTGGGCTGCGCCCAGAACTCAGTGTCATGCGGGGCATTGCAACTCCAGGAGATGCCGTCTGCTGAACTAAAGGAACCGCTGGTGCCCTCGATGTTCTCATTGTGGAAGAAGGGCTTGCCGCCCGCGTACCCCCCTGCCGTGACGGTGTAAACATACACATCCTTGGAAACCATGCCACATGCCAGCAGGAGCCGGTCCAGTTTAGGCTTGGTTCCGCTCGAGATCCCTGTCCCGATACCTGCCAGCTCAATGCCGAAGCTGATCTCACAGGATGCCACAGGGGCAGACTTGGACGAGCCAGGTACGGTCTGCGTCTGAGGGGTGAGCGTCTGGGACTTCGTGAACCTCTCGAAAATCAGCGGGCTCACGGTGTAGGTGGGCTCGATGACCTCAAAGAAGTCAGCTGAAGTCGTGGGGGCTGCGAAGGTTCCAGGGGTGGATTCGCTCTTGGCGAATAGTAGCCGGTCAAAGTTACGAAAGACCATAGTGTTGTTGCTCCTCTAGGTAGCTTGATTCAAGTTGGTGCGCTGGGTGCGGTAGCTGACAAGCACAACGCAATCAGCGATGGCGACAGGCTCTTCTATCTGGGTGGGGTAATACACATCGTCAGATAGCATACGAGTGTTTATGGCTAGGCCGCCACGGGTAATGTCTACCAGTATGGCCTTGTGGACATCCCTAATGAAGTTTTCCAACGCCTGAGAAGCCTCATCCCGCGTTCGGACAATAAGGGTCAGGCGTATGCGGTAGTCCCCATGCAGGGCTAGGGTGGTGGCATCCCCGCCCTGATCGTAGGACGTACCCAGTGGCGTTAGCACGATAGCTGGGTAATCGTGCAGCTCGATAGGGACCGTGTTGACCCGCGTGACCAGGGCCACGGAGTTGTAGTAATCCGACCCTGCTGCGATTGCTGTCAGGGTGGTTTGCAGGTGGTCTAGGATCGCTTCCTTGACAGGTGTTCCACTAGGGGGCATGGGGGAACTCCTCGAGCTCAATGCTTACAGCGAAGCGCACGGGCGATTCTGCTGTGAACTGTACTGCCTCATTCATGATGCGGACCTGTACAGTCTCCGAGGCAGCACCCGTAAGGCTGGAACCCCGGATCGTCATGTCAATGGGCTCGCAGCCGTTGGCGCTGTTCTCCATCAAGGCGACAACTTCCCCGTACTCTGTCGGGTCTAGGTTGCGGAGGTTGACGGTCCATTGGCGCAAGGCGTTCTTCCCGTTTGGTCCTGTTGAGGAGAGGGTCTGCCGACGCTGCACTAACGGTCCCGTATACGGTGAGATGAGCCCGCGACGGTCAATCAGGCACCCTTGCGGAAAGCCTGCTGTTACGTCCCAGGTGTCTACAGAGGCGTGGGTCATGACTTACCCACCGCACGGTCAACCGCGTCCAGCAGCTGGTCCCTGATCCACTTGTCATTGTTGGCAATGGTGGTGCCTATCCCCAGGCGAGGCGGGATCTTGGATTCTGTCATGAGTGCCCAGATCGGCCTTGGCGTGCCGTTCTCCTCGATCATGATGGCTCGGCCTGAGATCCACGTTGGGTTGCCCCCCGCTGTCTGCCATTGCCCGCCACGCTCAACCAGCTCATATTCGCCCTTGACTGCGCCAGATCCCGTCAGGATGCTCGACAGGGGCATCCGCAGGTACTTGTTTTTGGGCTTGATATCGGGCAGCGTACCACCGGCTCCCACCGTGCCATACTCTTGGACTCGAGCATAGGGGACTTGTGCGCTGCCTGCCGTGATGATCGCTCTGATATCACTGAGGCTCCTGCCTTGCGGCCTGCCCTGTACGGTCTTAGCTAAGGCCCCAGTGCGGATCATTTGCGGGGACTTGGCTGACCTCTGCCCAGGCTTGAAGTTGCTCATGCGCTTCACAACCTCCGCAGGAATGTCATGCGCTATGTCACGCATGGCATAGGCCATCTGCTTAGACACAGCTTCAGGTGCGTCCCCGAGGATGTTTAGGGCACCCTCGTTCGTCACCTTGATTGACCAACCCTTGCCCCTAGCGATAGTCTTAGCCATTCGCTGCAAACCTCAAACGGCGATAAGGGGCTAGGGCGTGCAGCACATCAGGCACTAGGTCTAGGGGCTTCTCGTATGAGATGCTGCTGCCGCCCACGCCGATGCTGTTGCCTTGTGGTGTGTCACGCCTGCGCCACAGGGCAACCGTCTGAATGTCAGCAGCCATTGCAATGTCAGGGTAGGCACTAATCAGGTTGGCAGTAGATGTTGCAAAGCCTGCCGTGTAGACCACCTGCACCGCGTCTGGGGCATATTCGTAGTTGCTGCCCAGGTAGCTAGTGATTGGGTTGAACTGCATATGGACGCAGCCTGTGTCAGCAGTGACATGGTAGTCACTCGAGGACACGGCTGTAGCAGCTGCATAGTCCCAATCGACTGCAATCTTGATTGAGGCGATTTCTGTGACGGGGTAGGCTCGCAGGAAAACCCGATTCTGACGCGGACGGATGTTATACGTTTCCGTCCGCGCCTCAGACAGAAGGGG